CGTACTAGCGGTTCTCTTTTTCTTTTTAGGAGGAAGAGATTCCATGAACTCCCAATTTCACGCTTTTTACGGGCGTGTGACCGGTGTACAAAGCCCATACAGGCTATGCGAGTGTTCCTTCAGAAGGCAATGGCAATGAGTGAAGTGTTCGCTGCGACCGAACCTCCACCAGCCCACGCTGCATTTCCTTGAACAGTCAAAACATCAGTAGCAGAAGTGATACGAACTAAGGTTTGAGCCTGTAAGTTCGTGTCGCTAATGGAACCAATAGAAATGACTTGTTGAGATGCAGCAATATCCCCTAGTGGTGCTGCGTTCAGTAACACCTTGCACGTTGCTAAGGTGATACCGGCAGGCGGCACACAATCAAAGAGAATAGAAGCGAATAACATGTAGTAACCAATGGGTAGGCTAATATTTGATCCGTTGATAATCGCGCCAACATTATTATGAAGCACAACCGCCCAGGTTCCCAGGAAGTTGACCCCACTAGTCAGCCCAATCACGCCGGTATTATAGGCCTGAAATAAGGTGGTGTTTCTTGGTACTTGAGCCAAGGCACTGTACAATACTGGTGCAGTCAAATGAATTTCATAGACCACATACAATTCCCCAATGGGCTGATTGTCGATTCCCCCTTCTGTAGCTATATAAAGCACTCCAGCGTCATAGGTTTTCTGATCAGCACCTGGCGGCAGAAATGTTCCTCGAACGTATCTACCACCTTGATTGGCGACATCCGCAGCAATTTGCAAATCAGCACTCTGATATGGCATTGCGGCAGTGTGAGGATCCAGTGTTTCTGCATCCTTCAAAGCTGTTAGGTTCCCTTCATACGCGTCATAATTGACGGCTAAGACAACTCTCCCTGTCTGTCCAGCTGCTGCGTACTGCGAAACCGTAGGTCTGTATTCAAACCTGAGCCTCTTGAAATTGTATTTTGTGTATTTTTGGGCAATGCTTGCCAACCAAGGAAACATTAACGGATTCCCTGGCTGAATGTCAAGTGCAACAGACTTGAAAAGGAACGAGCCATTTACGACTTGGACCAATTCTTGCATCTGCTCTATCCTATCCCCTGGACCGACTGAGTTCTGATTCATAACAACCACGTCACTCCGTACGTTACGTTGTTGTGTTGCCCGCAAACCTCTAGCATTTCTGCTAATGGCGTTGCTCGCAATGTTCCCAGTTGAAATGTTGCCAGTTTTGATAAGATTGAACTCCCATCTCTTTCTTTCAGCTTTTGTCATGTTAGCGTGTGGTTTGGTAGAAGGAGGAGCTACGCTTCTCACTTTACCCTTACCTTTAGAAGAGACACTCTTTTTCGACATTATCCCGATTTGACCTTAAGTTTTTAATTGAATTTTTCGAGAGGCCTGCGCCTTTGCCGCAAACCCTGGTCAAACCGTTGAGGAAAGGCGTTTAGCCTTTCTTCCTATTCACAGCAGGTTTTCTACCTCCGCTGCGACCCTGTGGGTTTTTCTTGGCTGTCCTTTTTGTGACAGTTGCTTTCGCCTTTGTTGTTCTTACCTTGGGAACTACTGTGACATCAATTGTCTCTACATCCATAAAAGCATGGGTATTAAGAGCCTTCTTGATTGCATCTAAGTTTATTGGCAACTTGGGTCCAGGTTGCTGCCCGATTTGATCCCAAAAGTCTGGGTCATACACGAACGGCACTGGCTCAACACTCGGGAGAGGAGGTTGGTTGCTATCTTCATACTTCTTCGATGTCACCACTGACCGGCTACTGGGCACCTGCTCAACCTCATTTAAGGGGTTCTCAGGGGCCACGACTTCGCCGTTCACCACTGCCAGGAACTTTGACTCAACCTTTTCTATTGTGCCAAATGCTGGGATGTGTAAGAGGTCCTTTGCCGACCTAATGTGGTTGTTGACGTATTCATCAAAACCCGCGAAGTCAAAATTAAATGGCTCCAGGGCTTCCCTTGCATGGTCAATCATCCAATCTCCGTAGTCATTGGGGAATTGAGACTCTTTCTCAAATTGCCCAAACCATGGTGTGATTGCGCGTGACGTTTCAGGATCAACAATTAAACCCGCATTCATAAGTGACCTTGCTCTGCGAACAAAGGTACCTATTACTGGCGTGTTTTCATCTGTAAGAATGTATGCATCTACTTTGCATTGTAGTTTTACTAGTGGTGTGATACCCCCTAGGTGTGTTGTAACATGAAATTTTGACAGTTGCCTCCTGAGGTCGCACATGCTGTTAGGGTTACCGTACCAAACGTCAGGACTATAGAATCTAGACAAGAAACTAATTCCCTCGGGTTTGGCGGTTCGGTGGTAGACGATCTTCGACATCTTCTGCCCCACCATACTAACTGCACTTTCTAAACAGGAGTCATCAACATCTGGCGTGCCACCGTCATCTCCACCATAAATGCCTAAGCGCCTCCAAGCCTCGTACTTATCAACTCCTTTCATCAAACGAAAGGCCAAGAACGGTATGAAAGCACCTCTAGCTGTGTTTTGTGGTGCGGTGCCTGGGTCACCAGAGGCCTGGGAAGTTCCAATATCGTACTTCACTCCAAGCGTGGTTACTGCAGGTATGTTATGCGTTTTACTATATGCCATAATGAACTCATCATGATAACAATGCGCGTAGTAAGCGAATGCTATCATTTTATCCAAATCTCTCAACACTTGCGCGACGTGGCCATCCATCTTGTCCAAGTCACTATCTGTCCACTTTGTAGCTGTTGATGCTAGTAATGCTACTATGTTAGCAATCTTCAGCGGTGTCAGACCAAAAGCGTACCAAGGTGTGGCTCTTCCGCCCCACACTCCTGGCTCACCACAGTCCGTATAGGTACTGTAGTGCTCCATCAAAGGATACATAAACCTCGACATTCCCAATTTGATTTTTCCATTAACAGGTGATATCAACCTTGCAGGTTTAACAGCAGGGTAAGGTTCCTTTTTCAGAAAGGAACTAATAATATTCACTGGATTAATTAGGGATGCCGCAACACGCAGTATGCTTTGTTGGGTTGGGCGCGGTTGTCTTTCAAAAACTTCTTCAACATCACACGGGACGCCCTGGTGTTTTATTGGGATGAGCATGTCTACAAACTCCAACATAACACTATTAACGAGCACAGTTGCCTCACATTGGGTGGCTACTTTAAGTACTCTCTCATTGACTGCATGCTGCTCATTTCCCTTGCACAGGTCAGGAGCATAGCAGCCTCCATCCAAAATTGGTGCCATAAAGGGTTCCAACATGGGTTTTGCATCAGCGTCAAAGTCCGTCCATCCTATTTGATAGCGCCTAATAGGTGTAGTTCCTACAGCTACTCTACAGATGTACCCAGGTTTAAAACCCCTGTTATGGTACTCTTTTAGCATATTAACGGATCTGCGTTCATCCAAAGCCAAAGTGGGCGATGGTGATACATAGACTTGTATCTGTGCGGATGTCAAAGGAATCTTCGACGTGCGAGCCAATGAGGCTATGGAATCATCATCTGCAGCGCTAATTTCGGCATGCAGGTAAGTAGTTGGTATCCCCGTTGAACGCATGAGCCCCTTCTTAGGGTCAACATGGTGTACGTCCAATCTGGTGAATTCTCCGTCCACTACTTTTATTGTGCTCAATCTCTTTGCTTGGAAAAATCCAGTGACATAACAAGTCCAAGCCAGCCATCCCAGTGCTCCAGTGTGTTGTGCGGTATTACTTAGCAAAACTAGAGCCCTGTGGCGTAATGAGGTTCCCATGGTGTCGACTAGCCAATTCTTCACGATTGGCCCTGTCCATCCCCACGACACTGTGATAAATGAATCACCACAGTAATTATAAAGTTTGTGTTTGAAACTTGAGCCCCCGCTCACGACCGCCTCCATCTCGTTGTTTCGGTTGAAGGTAAATGTAAATTCACCCCCGTCAGCAACGGATTCAGGTATTATCGTGTACAAGAGCAAGTCCCCTACAGCCTCATTCATAAAGTTGTCCATGTTTTCCAAATACCAATCCACGTCAACAACACAGAGTAAGGAACCCTGCGGTGGCGCGTATGGCGTAGGTGCTACATCCATATCCTTCGACCAAAAGTAAGTTCTGCTGCCGCTGTAACCGTGGCGAACATCTGCTTTGGACCTTTGGTAAAAGTAAGGGATAAGCCCATGCATGGAAGAGTACTTGGCCATGAAAGAAGTAGCACAACTCCTGTCTATAGCGCAAGTACCATGTGAGTGGGTGGGAAATTTAGCGCTCATGGAAGGAAACGGAGTTTCCTTAAATCCAGAGCGCCGTAAAGTAATGTCGCGGTTACCAGAGTATAATATCTTGGATATCTGAAGCCTTAACCAGCCGCTTCTCAAACTGTCATAAACCTTAAAACCGAGGTAAATGATTACTGGGATGCTGGTGACAAAGATCACTGTCGATAGTCGGGTGGGTTTTGCGGGAGAGGCAGAGTAGAGCTTTCTTTCAGTAAAAACACTGAGACTCTGCGCAACTGGGTTTAACAGTTCCTTGTAGCCATAAGATAGGCAGTGCCTGGCTGCGGTGATCACTCCACCAGCAGTCCTTGCCACGTATCCACATCCGGGTTTAATCCCGTAATGGTACATGTCTTCGAACATGCTGATGAAGTAGTTCACTCCACGAAACCAGTGCATAGCGTAAGTCTTGACCACAACCTTAGTAATTTCCAGAAGAATACGTGACTCCTCTAGAAATGCCTGGTATGCTCTAACGACGTAGGGGGAGCAGAAGTCAACTCTTGCCTTCATGCGCTCCGCCTGGTCCTTAACGAACTCCTCACTTTTATTGTCCACACCTCGGACTATATCTGTATTTAGCAGATAGGTCAGAAATGGTTGCAACATTAGTTACTTTTTCT